CTAGGAGTAGACAACATCGACCAGCTGCTACTTCCACCGCCTCCGTCGCAACCTCCACCAATGGAGGCGGGTATGGAAAATAGCACTCTGATGATGGGTGGTACGGCTCAAGCGTTTCCAGAACAAAACCACGATGCACATATTGCAGCTCACGTAAGCTTATTAAGCCTACAACCTGTTCAAACAAACGCGCAGGTGCAAGCCAATATCATTTCCCATTGTATGCAACACTTACAGATGAAAGCAGACATAATCGCGCAACAACAAATGCCGCCTGAAGCTATGCAACAGTTCCAACAGTTGCAACAACAGGCTCAACAGGTTTCACCTGTAGAAGCGCAGCAATTGCAAGCGCAAGCGCAAAACATACTAGCTCAGTTCAGTTCACCAATCATGTCAGAACTTGTAATTCAGTTCTCTCAACAGATAGGTACGCCTCAAGAAGAAGATCCATTAGTAACTATCAGAAAGCAAGAACTGGCGTTGAAAGGACAGCAGCTAAACCAAGAGCAACAACAGTTTATGCAGCGTGAGGAACAAAGAGCGTTAGATCAGGCTAGACAAGATCAGATAGATAGAGAGAGAATTGATGCTCAACGTGATATAGCTGAAATGAAAGACGATACCACCAGGGATAGACTTGACCAACAAAAGGAATTAAAATTAATTGATCTTGGATTAAGGGAACTTTAAATATGATAGACAGAACAGAAGTAAGTCAACAGAAAACACCAAAAGTTTTAGATGGTAAACAGTCCTACTCTAACAAAGGTACTTTGCAAACAAAAAAAGCCGAGTCCTTTGAAGCCAGCACCACACCAAAACCAGGTATGGGTAAAGGCAAAGCAAGAGGAATGGGTGCTGCCGAATTTGGTGGTAAATTTTCTGGTGTTTATTGATGGATTTAATTTGGCTTGCTGAACAGCTTCAAAAGATTCTGAAAGAAAAAAAAGAATCGCTTGAAGACTTAATTTTAAATGGAGCCAAAGATTTTCAAGAATATACATATCTACGTGGTCGTTACAATGCCCTCGAAGACGTAGAACAAGAATTAAGGGTGTTGCTAGAAAGGAGTATACAAAACGATGAAAGAGGTACTGGTACCTGATCATATCGCAAGAGAGGTAGAGGCTCAAAAGCAAGAGCAACCAGAGGGTGATAAATCAGAATTAGATCAAGCATACGTCAAATCAGATGACCGTGTTTTAGATCCAACATTAATAGAAAAATCATATTTAGAACGCATGCCGCAACCGACAGGTTGGCGATTACTGATACTGCCATACAAAGGCAAAGCAGTAACAAAAGGCGGTATTGTTTTAGCAAAAGAAACTGTAGAAAGAGAATCATTGGCCACCGTAGTAGCTTACGTTGTAAAAATGGGTCCTCTTTGTTACGCAGATAGGAACAAATTTGGCGATACCCCCTGGTGCCAAGAAAAACAATGGGTATTGATTGGCAGGTATGCAGGTGCTAGGTTCAAACTTGGCGACGATGCAGAGTGTCGTATTATTAACGATGACGAAGTCATTGCAACTATAGAAGACCCTGACGATATAGTTAGTGTCTAAACATGAGGAAAAATCATGCAAGAAAATGAAGCAATACAGACTGAGGAACAAGAACCAACCGAAGTCGTAGAACTAGACGAAGTTGAGCAAGATTCTGAATCTGAACAGCTTGCTGCTCCTATTGAAGATGTTTCTGTAGAAGAAACAAAAGTTGATCAAGAGCAAGACGAGTTAGAAGATTATTCTAAAAATGTTCAAAAGAGAATCAAAACCTTAACTAAAAAAATGCGCGAACAAGAGCGCGCAGCACAATCAGCATACGAATATGCAAAAAACTTACAGGCTGAAAATCAAGTTTTGAAGCAAAATACCAATCATTATGCTGAAAATTACCAATCCGAAGCTGAAAACAGATTGAAAGCCCAAAGAGCGCAAGCTAACGCGGTTTTGAAATCTGCTTATCAAGACCAAGATTGGGACAAAGTTACCAAAGCTCAAGACATACTCGACAAGATAACTGTTGAAGAAAGCAAAATAGCTAATGGTAGATTGTCTATCGAACCAACTCCTGAGTATCAACAAACGCCTTTAGCGCAAGGACTACAGCAACCACAGCAAGCACCACAACCAGACCCAGCAGCAGAAGATTGGGCTGGTAAAAATGAATGGTTTGGTGAAGATGAGGCTATGACTTTAGTAGCGTTTAACATACATAGAAGATTAGTAGAGGAAGAAGGGTTTGATACAAACGACCCAACATACTATACTGAAATTGATAAACGTATAAGAGCTGAATTTCCACATAAGTTTAGTGATGGAGGAGAGGCGGAGCCTAAAGGCAAAATACAGCAAACTGTAGCGCCCGCAGGCAGAAGCGAAAGCTCTGGACGCAAACGACAAGTAAGGCTAACTAAAGCCGAAGTCGAAATGGCACGTCGTTTGAATGTACCGTTACAAGAATATGCTAAACACGTAAAAAGGTAGACAAATGACAAACGAAATAGAACAAAACGAATCAATTGATGCTCAAGCATCTACTGAAAACAGAACCCCGCGTTCTGCTGAAACTCGAGCGAAAGATACTGCTCGCAAACCTTGGCGTCGTCCCTCCATGTTGGAGACACCTGAACCACCTGAAGGATATGATTATAGGTGGATACGGGCTGAAATCGTTGGACAGGAAGATAAGAAGAATGTGACTGCTAGACTCAGAGAAGGTTTCGACCTTGTTAGGGCAGAGGAGTTAGATGATTTTGAAATTCCCACGCTTGACGATGGAAAGCACTCAGGAGTAGTCTCTGTGGGTGGTTTGCTTTTGGCCAAGATTCCTAAAGAAACGCGAAATGAAAGGAACGCCTACTTTCAAGACCGCGCTCAACTGCAACAAGACGCAGTTGATAACGATTTGATGAGGGAATCTGATCCAAGCTCTCCGATTTTAAAACCAGAGAGAAAAACAAGCGTAACTTTTGGCGGGGGTAACAGAGATTAGTTACTCCTTTTAATTAACTGACTGAATAAGGAAAACTTATTATGGCAAATAAAGATGCACCTTTCGGGTTTCGTTCAGTAGGCAAAAAAGGCGGTTCGCACAATAATGAAGGCGTAACCGAATATTCTATTGCTTCGGGCGCAACTGGAAATATCTTTTCGGGCGACCCAGTCAAGATGTTGAACACTGGTACTATTTTAGTAGCAGGTGCTGCAACAACTTTATTGGGAATATTCAGAGGTTGTAAGTTTACAGATAGCACTGGTGATGTAATTTTCTCATCACACTATCCTACACAAACTACATCTTCGGATATTGTTGCATTTGTTGAAGATGATCCTAATACACTTTTTGAAGTGCAATGCACAGGATCTTTAGCTCAGACAGCTGTAGGTAACAACGTAGAGTTAGCTTACACTTCTGGGTCTACAAAAACTGGTATGTCTGCGGCAGAAATTTCTTCTACCACAGCAGCTACTACAGCTCAGTTTAGAATCGTAGGATTCTCAACTGATCCTGATAATAGCGATACGAGTTCTGCAAATATCAATGCAATCGTATATATTAATGAGCATTTCTACACCACTGTAACGGGAGTTTAATAATGGCAATAAATAGAGCGCAATTAGCGAAAGAACTAGAGCCTGGATTGAACGCCCTTTTTGGGTTGGAATACTCCAGGTATGAAGCTGAACACGCTGAAATATTTGAAACTGAAGCTTCGGACAGAGCGTTTGAAGAAGAAGTTCTTATTTCAGGTTTCGGTAATGCAGAAGTAAAAGCTGAAGGAACTGGCGTTAGATTTGATAACGCTACTGAAGGCTACACTTCGCGTTACACACACGAAACTGTTGCTTTGGCTTTTGCATTAACAGAAGAAGCTGTTGAAGATAATCTTTATGACCGCTTGGGAGCTAGATATACCAAGGCGTTAGCAAGATCAATGGCTAATACTAAACAAATTAAGGCTGCTGCCGTATTGAACAATGCGTTCTCTACAGCAGGAGGCGATGGTAAATCTCTGATTGCTACAGACCATCCACTTAGCGGTGGTGGGACTTTAGCTAACAGAGCTACTACTATGGCCGACCTTAACGAAACTTCATTAGAAGATTACTTGATTTCAATATCAACGTTTACTGATGATAGAGGTTTGGTTATAGCCTTGAGAGGAATGAAATTAATCGTTCCACCTCAACTTCAATTTGTTGCAGATAGACTTCTACAAACTCCAGGGAGAGTAGGAACTTCTGATAATGACATCAATGCAATTAGAAATATGGGCATGCTTCCAGATGGTTATGTAGTAAACCACTACCTAACTGATACGGATGCTTTCTTCATCAAAACTGATTGTCCTGATGGATTCAAGCACTTTGAAAGATCTCCACTTTCTACAGCGTTAGAAGGTGATTTCGATACGGGTAACATGAGATACAAAGCTAGAGAGAGATATTCTTTTGGATTCTCAAACTTTAGAGCTGTATTCGGTTCTCAAGGAGCTTAATGGCTTAGTAGTCACCGTCACCCGACTACTAGGGGAAAGGGATGTTTCGGCATCCCTTTTTCTTGCCTGTTACTTTCTAGATGTGTACACTTAAATAGGTTTATAAATTAATTAGCTTGATGAGGGCCGTTTACGGTTTCCATTAATACAAATATAAGGAGTTCAAGATGGCTAATCCACATTTTCAAAACTTAATATTATGGGCTGGTAATACTGAAGCTACGCAGCATAAGAAAAACCAACCTATGTTCGTTCCATATCCATCAGATCAAACGTACTACATGTACCAAAATGATTTTTTCACTTATAACTCTGGTGATTGGACAATAACTACTACTGAAGCAGGTACAGGAAGCGCTTCAGAAGCAGTTACATCATCTGCTGGTGGAGCATTATTGCTTACCAACGCAGCTGGCGACAACGACTTAGACTTTTTACAGCTAAAAGGCGAGGGGTTTAAACTTAGCACAAGTAAAGACGCTTACTTTTCGGCTAGATTCAAAGTAAATGACGTTGATCAATCAGACTTTGTAATGGGTCTTGGTATCACAGATACTACACCTTTAGATACTACTGACGGTGTATTCTTTATATCAGCTGATGGCGATGCTGGTCTTGATTTCTTAGTTGAAAAAGACAACAGTGCCACCACAACAGAAGACGTAGCAACCATGTCTGATGACACGTTTATAACAACTACTTTCTTTTTAGATAAAAATGCTTCTCAAGTTTTTTATTCTATAGATAACGCAGAACCTGTAGGAGTTGCTATAACTAATCTACCTGACGATGAAGAACTAACAGTTTCTTTTGGTATTCAAAATGGCGAAGCTTCTGCTCAAACTATGACAATTGATTACGTAGTAGCAGCAGTAGAAAGATAAGGGAGGCTTATAATGGCTGATACAGTAACATCCCAAACTATTCAGGATGGTGAAAGAGTTGCTATTTTAAAGTTTACCAATGAATCAGACGGCACTGGAGAATCTTCTGTAAAAAAAGTAGATGTCTCCGCGTTACAAGCTAACAGTACAGGTGCAGCATGCACAAGTGTGTCAATAGCTAGGATTTATTGGGCAACTAGAGGTATGGGCGTTGATCTTGAATTCGATGCAACTACAAATGTTCTAGCAATACCTTTACCAGCTGACAGTACAGGAGATGAATATTACGACGATAGATTTAGCGGCATACCAAATAATGCTGGATCTGGCGTTACAGGTGATATTGATTTTACAACTGTTGGTCATTCTAGCGGCGATGCTTATTCAATAATTCTGGTATTGAATAAAAATTACTAATGGCTGAATACAGAGGAAAAAAAGTAACCCTAAACAAACCCAGGAGGATCCCTAAAGGTTCTCCTGGTTTTGGCAAGAAAACTAGAGAAGTTTTTGTAAGAGTACCGTCCTCTGGAAAAATTAAGCGTGTAACTTTTGGCGATCCAAAACTAGGCGCACATCCAAATAACCCAAAAAAAAGAAAAGCATACTGCGCTCGTAGTAAGAATCTAGGAGATGACAGAACAAAAGCTAACTATTGGTCTAGGAGACAGTGGAGATGCTAGGTGGCAAAAAGACGTGATCCGAAAGTAGGTACAGGTAAAAAGCCAAAGGGTAGCGATAGACGTTTATATACAGACGAAAACCCAAAAGATACTGTATCTATCAAATATGCTACAGTTCAAAATGCTAGAGATACTGTTGCGAAGGTAAAAAAAATACGTAAACCTTTTGCAAGAAAAATACAGATACTGACTGTAGGGGAACAAAGATCAAAATACGGCGGCAAGCCGAAGCAAGCAGAAATTTTCAGACGCGGTAAAGATGCGATAAGAAAAAAACATGGTAGAATAAAATAATGGCTAAAAAAGCAAAAAGCGGTGGAAAAATATGTCCAGCTGGCAAAGCTTGGGCAAAACGTACTTTTGATACATATCCTTCTGCCTATGCCAATATGGCCGCATCAAAATATTGTAAAGATCCAAATTATGCAAAAGGTTCTAAAAAGAAAAAACGTGTAAAAAAAGCTGGTGGTGGATTAGTCTTTAATGTAAGAGGTCAGGGCAGAGTAATGTCCGATAGATTGAGATAATGGGTCAATTAAAACAGTGGCGAGAGCAGAATTGGGTCAGAATAGGTTCTGACGGTTCAATCAAAGGACCTTGTGGTACCAGTAAAAATAAAAAGAACCCAGATAGGTGTTTACCTAAAGCTAAAGCCCAAAGTTTATCAAAAGCAGAACGTGCAAAAACAGCAAGAAAAAAGAAAGCCGCTGGAGCAAAGGGCAAGACTGTCGTGGCGAACACTAAGAAGGCAAGAGTATCAATGGGAACAGGCGGCGTAGCACGTATAAAAAATAATACGAATAAAAAAAATGGATTCATAGCAAGAGGCTGTGGTAAAGTTATGAGTAATCGTCGTAAGGTGACGACTATATCTTAGGAGATAATGATGGCAACAAAAGCAGACAAAGAAATGGAAGCTAAGTTAAAAGCTAGACAACAAGCTAAAGTTAGGCCAGATGAGCCTGTTGAAGAGACAAGAATTTATTTGAACATGCCAAAGAAAAAGGCTGCAAAGAAACCAGCTGCTAAAAAAACAGCTGCTAAGAAAACAAACAAAAAAAAGTAGAGGTTATATATGTTTAAAAGAACTAAGGGATTTGCAGGTGGGGGCAAAACAAAATCAAAAGGCATTCGTAAAGGTGGGCCAATGAAAAGTAAAGGAATGAAAAAAGGTGGACCTATGAAGTCTAAAGGAATGAAAAAAGGAGGTCCTATGAAGTCAAAAGGTATGGCTAAAGGAGGTCCTATGAAATCTAAGGGCATGAAAAAAGGCGGCCCGATGAAGTCAAAAGGTATGAAAAAAGGTGGGCCTATAAAATCCAAAGGGATGAAAAAAGGTGGGCCAATGAAGTCTAAGGGATACGCAGCTGGCGGACCTACAAAATCTAAAGGTATGAAGTATGGAGGAAAAGTATCTAAAGGTATGCGTAGGGGCGGAGTTGCAAAATCGAAAGGTATGAGTAGTGGTGGCAAAAACAGAACAAGAAAAAACACAAGAGCTGTTGGAGTTGCTAAAAGAGGCTATGGTAAAGCCTTTATCAACTCCAAGAGATAGTG